CGGCTTCTGTGAGTAGATCTTGGCAAACCCCTCCCTCACAAAGCTCAAAATACTCTCTCAAAAGAACCTTACTCATAGCTAAGATCCCTTACAACAGTGTCTTACTGGCTGCAGCATCCACTTTTGTGTCCAGATATTTGTGTTCATATTTAATTCCTTCATCTCCAAAAACCATATTTAAAACGTATGACGTGCCCGATGACAACCAACCTAAAAGAAAGAAATTTACAACAGTTACGTCATAGCTAAATAGTTCTGTAAACGGTGAAAGTAGCATTAAAAACCAGCCTACATGGAATCCCATGCACATTGGGCATTTAAATAACTCTCCGGCCCTTCCCTTTGACGGTCTTATTTTATTGAATAGCTTGCCGTATACTATAATTTGTGTGAGGCCATAAGCACTCAATATAAATGTTAATAATTCCATTATTCTCCTGTCATACTGCTTGAATTCTAACTTTTCCGGCAAACTCGCCGGATTTAAGGTGCGCATCCATAATTGCCTGAGATGTCACATCTCCCAATAGTGTCGCTATCGGAGTTGAGGGATCTACATTACCCTGAACTGCATCTTTGATTTTGTTTTTCATAATTGAAAATACTTCCATTTCTGCTTTGGTTGGCTTTGTAAAGTCTTTCCCTTGCGATTCTATATCTCTCAAAAATAAAGTTAAATTATCTTCCAAATCAAAATATGAGGCCGCGGAGCCTTCTGGGTATGAGCCGTCTTCGATGTTTGCGAAGGCCATAATCGATGCCATCAGCATTTGCTCTACCACCGCTTCCGCTACAGCGCCGGCGGCGGCTCCAGTTATAGCTCCTCCAACACCGCCAGTCGCAGTGCCGGCAGCCACACCTAAAATCTTAGCAGAAATGCCACCATATTTGGCAGCAAACTTCTTAAGCGTACCGGGATCTTTTTGTTCAAAATATTTATGAAGCTCTCCAATCGTCGTGATTGTGCCGGCAGCTTTGTCTTCCTTAATGTAACGATCCCAGTTTTCTAGTATTAGTCTCATGATAACTCACATTGTAAACATATAAGACATCGAATATGGATCTCTTAAGTAGCCGGGGCGGATTGAGCCTTGCTTGGTCTTCTCTGGCACCTCTCCGAGTTCTGTAGAATCTGCCTTGTCTGGTTCCAATAATTCGTCTTCTGTGCCTGCTACGTGGGCTTCAAGGTGCTCAAAGTAAGGACGCTCTTCTTCGATAAATTTGGAAATATTCAAGAGTGCCATCTTGGTAGAATTAATCTTGTCGCTGTATGACTCTTCTAACAGTCCCTCAATGGCGCCATGGAAAGAGCCTCCTTGGATTGATTCGGCAACGATGATGCCTTTTTTTCTTAAAAATGAAAACAATCTATTTTGTGCACCATACACCAAATCGGTCATGGTTTCTTTTGGGAACGCTGTGATTTTATTATTTTTTGATGACAGTACGATATCGATGTCTGCATGATCAAAGATCATCAAATCGCCGCTAATACTTTTTCTTATCTTAAGCTCTAATCGTATTGTTGGGATAGGCTTGCGCGCTGCATCACCTACCTTAATCTTAATCGGCTCGTTTTTTGGTATTAACCTAACTAACACTGACATCAGAATATATTTCCTTCACTAATTTTTGAGTCTTAAGCACGGTCAACAATATTGACTCGCTCACTGTCTCTCTGGAATAACTATCTAGCTTGGAAATAACATTGTTTGTTTTTTCCATCATGGAGCCGTCTGATTTAATTTCTTCAATGTCTTTGGCTTTTTGCAACCGCTCTTTGAGGCGCCCGATTTCTTCGTTTAAAAACATTTTTAATTCAATTGAGTTGTCCACAAAAGAAGTAATATAATGCGTTAAAAGCTCTTTTTGCTCTTTCAATAAGTCATCGCCGTACTTTTCATTGAATTTCTTGACAAATGAATTATAGACAATATTGTCGATTGGAACCATATCTTCCTGCTTATGCTCTTCGGAAGCCATGAGATCAATCATTTGATTTTCAAGCATTATCTGCTGCTTAGGTGACGAGTCATTAAACATTTGAAATATGGTTGCTAAGGTTTTATAATTCGGAACAAAATTGTTAAACGTGTCAGGGCCCAGATCTTTGTTGATGTCTTTTATTAAATTGGTCTGCTGTTTGAATAGGCCTTCTGGATCAATCAACCTTTTTGATAATTTAACTTCTTTCATTATCTTTTCGCTGATTTCTTTTGCGGTGCCACGAGTTTCATACAGGGAACGATAACAGTCCAAATCTTTCTTAAGCACTGAAAACGGCTCAAAATATTGTTTTACAATTTTAACTATTTTATCTTTTCTTTCTATGTCGTTCTTGACGATTGCATCTGTAGCTTCTTTAATAAGCGCTTCGTAAACAAAGGCTGTGTTTCTTTTTTTATTGTGTTTAACTTTCATTGCTTTGCTCCGTTATGAGATTCTCAGATTTTGTTTCCAAATCTTTAATTAAATCCGCGATGGATTCATTTACTGCCATAAGATTATCCTCTTCTTGTCTCTCACTCAATGAGTAAATAGGTTCTTCTTTGGGATAAATACTTTCTGAAGTCGGTACAAATGCTTTAGATAGGCTTTTTAGGCCATCAGCATACCCCGGAAACGTTGTTCTTGAAGTGTTTTTTGATTTTTCAGAATTGTATTGTGAGGCGTTTGACCGTTGGCGGGCGCCGGCATCTCGGCGGTCGACTTTCTTTGGTTTGTAAACCTTTCCTTTTGATCCGGGTGTAAGCCTAGGTGCAAATCTAGAACCGGGAGGTGCAGTCAATAGTGCTGACTCATCCTCTGGGGCAATCTCTTCACCGCCTTCAAGGTCTTCTCCGCCAAGGTCTCCGCCCAAATCGGCGCCTAAGTCGCCACCAAGGTCTCCACCTAGATCGCCGCCTAGATCACCGCCTAGGCCAGCAGTCTCGCCTGCTGCGGCTTGCTCAGCGACTTGTTGTAAAGAGGCATCTTGCTTGCGATCATAGAACATTTCTCTCTGATTGCGCACGAAGTCTTCGTGAGACATTCCAAAAATGTTTTCTGTAACCCAACGACGGGAAAAGAACCCCTCTGTCGCGGCCGCGGCAATATCAAACTTAGTCTTCCAGTGTTCGATTTCTTGCATCTCTGCAATCTTGGAGGGATTATTCAAAGAAAGTTTGAAGTTAATCAGATCGTCGCCGCGGAAGCCTAAAGTATAAAGATGGATGATGCCAATCTTCTCAAGCTCATGAATGACTGTTCTCTGTAATCTTTGAATTGTTCGTGCGAAGCGTATATCTTTTTGTGCCAGTGTGGTCTTGTCTTCAGTTGCACCCTCCCCCATAGTCAAATATGATTGTGGAACTTTAAGTGCGGAAAACAGCTTGTCGCGAAGATACTTGATATCGTCAATAGCTGTAATATTCTGGGCGCCTGCAAGACTCTCAATACTAGTTTGAGATCCGGCGCGAACGGGAAGGAAATAGTCTTCTTCAATGGACATTGGGTTGTAGCGCAAGTCAACTCGGCCGGAATCTGGATCAACAACAGTGTGCCTCTTAAGTTGTGATACGATTTTCTGCATGTATTGCTCTACATCTTGAGGTGGTATAGCGCCAACATCAATCTTGAACACTCGGCGCTCGGAGGATCTGACGACACGATATGCCATCATGGCATCTTCCATGAGCGTAAGCTGTCTCCAAATTCTTCTAGCAGCTTCCAACACTGAAGTGCCATATGGGGTGTACTTATCATTACCCAAAACACGGAAATGAGCAACCTGCCAGTTCTCAAATGTCATTCCGGCGGAATTCCATTGATATTGAATATAGTTTGGGTTTGTTGCGTCTAATCCTTCGAGGCGTTCAACCTCTTGTATCGGAAGAGCGATTGAAGACTGTACTCCATGGTTGTCGTCAATGTCTAGGTACAATACAAAGTCTCCATACTTACAAAGTGTTCTGCACCATCCGAACAAATTATATTCGACGTTAAGTACATTAGTATAAAGCAGGTCCAATACCGCCTTAATTTCTTCGTTCGAGCATTTAATGTTCAGCATTGGGCGCAATTCAGAGAACGTTGTCATCTCATCAGCATATATATCTAGCGAAGAAGCAATCTCTGGCATATACTCCATTTGATCAAAGTCAACGTAACGTTCTGAGCGCCGCTGGTTTGCGATTGCGTTGGCTGCAATGTTGTCTAACGGATTATAACTTTGCTTTTTAAACTGCTGTCCGGACGGATTTTTAAATCTGGATGAAAACTTATCCAAATGTTGACGTCTAATTCTTTTTCCCGATTGAGAACGATAGTTAATAATCGGACCAGAGAACAATCTTGTAAGTGCCTTGAATAATTCAGACTGTCTGTTGACTGGGTTTTTTCCTTGTCTTGGGTTTTTTGGTGCCATTTAATTTCTCACTTTATAATCCACATGAACTCATCATAGGTTTTTTTAGCTTCATCTATTTTATCAAGAATATTGTCTTTTTTGTAGCCTATTTGCCCTTTAACTTGAGTGTTCATTGTTGTTCTGCTTGTAATGATTGCATCGACAAAAGCCTTTTGATAATTCAAATCTCTTGCGTTTGCCTGTAGTGCCGTGTCTCTTACCCAACAAGCGATTGCTAGAGCCATAATGAGATCATCATTGTATCCCTTCATCGCTTGGGGTCTTCCGTTTCTCCAAATAAAAGTCTTCATCTCATTAATAGTACGAGAAGAATATACTTTAATTAGTTTATTTCTGATAAACTCTTCTAATTTGGCAACGATAAGTGGTCGCGTTTTCATAGTTGTGGTAAAGCCTGCCACTGCGGATGTTCTGTTTTCTGCCTGATACTGCTCAATGTACTCATGAGTTGACTTTATTGAAAAGTAAATATTTGGATATGCGTGATCAACTAATTTATCCAACACGGAATAACCTATGTTATTATTTTCCACCACAAGCATGGCGTTTCCAAATTCTCTGCCAACTTGATTAAGCATGTTAGCATACATGTCGATCGTCGGCTTTCCTTGGTATTCTCCAATGATCTCCAGTGTCTCTAATTTTACAATGTGAAATGCTGAATTATCGGCGCCATCGCCGCGGGCGACGTCGGCAACCATCAAATAGTTGCACGTTGGATCATACTCTTCCCAAATCCAAAAATTACGATCGAACCCTGTTCTATATTTTGGTTCGCGGGTGTTTTCCAAAAGCCACTGCATGTCGTCAGGATCTATGACGGTCTCGCCGGAAGTATTGAAATTGCATGCAAGTTCTTGAGCAATTTGACGCTTTGACATATTCTTTGTTTCTTTTTTATACCACTCCTCATCGCGGTCAGGGTGAACATCCCACGGTAAAGTTGTGATATTAAAATTATTGGCACCAGAAGATGCGTCAGTGCAGGCTTTATGGAACCAGTTTCCAACCCCATTGGGCGTAGACAAGGCAATACATCGGCCGCCGGTTGAAAGAGTGGGATACAGACCAGTCCATAATTCATCTAGACCTTCAATATGAGCAGCCTCATCAAGAACTAAAAGAGACAGCGCTTCAGAGCGGCCGGCATCTCCAGAAGTGGAAGCAGCTTTAATTGATGAACCGTTGGACAATTCAAATGAGGTGCGGTTGTCAACCGAGATTTCTGAAATCTTTATCCAGTCCGGAAGATTGCGCATAATACTTTTGACTTTCTTTACCAAGTTCCCTGCGGTCGCAAATTTAGTTGCCATGACAAGAATAGCCTTGTCCCGATGGAATAGCATCATCCACACAATATAGCCGGCCGTAATCGTTGATATACCAAGCTGCCGGGCTTTTAGAATCACATTAAATCGATAATCATTGAAGTCCGTTAAAAGATCGTCTTGAAAATCATACGTATCAAAAGGGATTAAACCGTGTAGTGGATGGGATATTCTAGCATAGTTCTTAAGAAAATAAGCGGGATCTCTCCCGCATTTAACAATCTCTTTAACTTGCTGTTTTTTATCTAATTGAAAACTCATACATCTTTCAGGGCCGCTATTACTTCTTCTCTGTTGGCCAAGTCGCCTTCGCCATCCAATACCACCAACTCTTCCATTCCATCTTTGTGCATCATGTCGATTAGTTCAGAATCTGACATGCTATCAAAGCCGAGCGGATCCAGCACGTTGTACATTTCATCTTCGGCGCCCATATCATGATAGTGCCCCTCAAGGGCAGCAGTAACCTCTTCTTTGATGATTTGCTTTAAACGGGCGGCAGAGATCTTCATTACGATTTCTTCCTTGTGTCGTTCTGAGGTCTCTTTCCTCCAAGGTCTCCCTGAGAAATAAAGTCTCTCCATTTTGAATCCAGTCTATCTTCCGATTCGGTACCTATGGCCATTTCTTCATCTAATCCGGAAATCTTATAATGCATCTTAGCTGTCACCCAAGATCTTACTCTGGAAGAATTTTCGACGCGAACGTCCACTTCACCTTCTTTAGTCAGAGTTACGGACGAGCCTGTGATCTTTTTGTATTCTTTTTTCAGGAAGGAGGCGATGTCGGCAATTCTCTGCTCAACTTCGGTTTCGAAGCCGTTTGCATAAACCTCTTTTAATTGAACCTCTGAGTGATATCCAACGCACATCATGTTTCCATAAAATTTGACATTAAAGCCATCTGCCACTCTCTTGTCGAGGAGGGGGTTACCCTCTTCTCTCTGAAGTCCAGCGACGACAGGGTCTCCATTCTCATCAAGTGCTCCGTCGTAAGCATTGGCAGCTGCCTGCGATAAACCTTGAATTATTTCATATACTGTAGCCATTTTATTTATCCTTTAATTTTTTTATATTCTAAGTGGTGCTTCACGGAAGATAGGTAGTCGGCAGCTTTTGTTATTTTAGCCTGCACCCACCCATCAAGCTGTTCGCCATCTTGAATCATTTGCTCTAGTTCGGTCGCATAGTTTGCGGCCTTATATAAATCTGATTTTGCCATTGATGCTTCGTGATCGTCCGCGCAGCCATGGCCATGATCGATATGTATTGGCGGAGCGCCGCAGGCCTCTTGTACTGCTTGGGCTTGTTGGGCTTGTTGAGCGCCTTGGGCTTGTTGGGCTTGTTGAGCGCCTTGGGTTGCTTGAGATGCGGTTGATTTTTGTAATATAACCAAAACTCTTTGCAGTAGGGCCCGATTTCTCATTAAGTCAACACCGGGCGTGGAAGCCAAATCAGAAAGGAATTTCTCAAATTGGTCGACCAGATTTTTCTCAGCGTTCGTTAATTCATCGCCGGCTGATTTAATCCTCTTAACTGCGTCGGTCGCTCTCTGACTCGTTGATTTTGAGCCTGACTTCAACGTTGGTGCGCCTGCGGCATCTACTTCTTGATCTTGTTCACGTAAAACTTCCAAAACCACATCTTTAAACTTTTGTTTTGTTATCTTCATTTGGTCTCCAGCCTCCCAGCCATCTCTCTTCTCTTCCCTCAACATGCTGAATGTAACACTGACTGCAACAATCAAACTTGATGAGACAAACATCATCCATGGATTTCTTTGGAAAATTTCCGCAGATAGGACAACTTTTTAAAGATTCTCTATTAAGTAGTTTTTTTGCCACCTTTATACCATTTAAATCAATTTTCTCATTTGAGTCGCTAGCTTTATTTTGCTTCTCATACAGTGCCTGCATTTGTTCAAGATAAATTCGCTCTTTAGATTCATCCCAATTCGACTTAGGGTTTACTATTGCCTCTTCACCATATTTTTCAGATATGGCCTTCTCAAACGCGGCTATTTTATTTAGTTCTTTGTTTTTCATTTATGGCCTTATATACCCCATATGAACCAGCAGCACCAAGAACAATTCCGCTAGCAAAATACAGCCACTTGTATCGAGGGGATGTTTTCTTTAAAGCATTTGCTAAAAGATCAATTTCCTTATCCTTTTGTATTATAAACAAATCATATTCATCTGTTAAGGATTTGTGTTCAATTTTTAAATTTTCTATTTTAAAATCATATTCTTCTTTTTGAATCTTTAGTTGGTACTCGGTCTTAATGTCGCACGAATATTTGTACATATCAAAATCTGCCATTATCTTGGCCATGGCTTTATCGTCAAAAAGAACGCCGGCGAAGGGGGCCGGGGCTTTATATTCTAAAACTGTAAATTTGGCTGGCTCTGTGGCGCCGGCAGCCATAGTCAGCATTAGTAAAAGTTCAAGGAACATATTGAATACCAAATTTTTCTTCTATGTCTTTAATTAGCTGCTCTCGGTCACTATTAAATTTATTCCTATACTCGCCTTTCTTGTCTTCTCTTAATTCTTCAATCATTTGAAGTGCATCTTCATAATCTTCTTCAATTGCAGCTATTGATTCCATGTGGTTTTCCATTAATTTTTGTTTCTCACGGATTTCTCGCTTGTGAATTTCCTTAAGCCCCTCGATCTGAGCTTCGTGTGAATCGGCCTGAGTTTCATAAGCTTTTTGCATTAGTTTATAGTCGTGCCG